TCTGTAGAAGGCGTATTGTCAATGCCTTTTCTATCTGCTGTAGCACTCTTGGTTAATTCATTAAGCCAAAAATTCTTCGAAATTTGCACGTTTGCTAGTGCCATAATTTACCTTTCACTTTGCGTTTGGTGTTGGCGTTGTAGCCACACTCTGTTTTACTGCTGGCATTGCGCGAGAACCAAACCAAAAACTAATAATAGCGGCGAATAAACCTTCAGTTTGTTCATCCCATACTACATCAAGAGTTGCGTTCAAATCACTACCATTTTTAATTGCTTGATACACTAATACAATTTTAACACCTATAAATGTCAAGAAAAATACATAAGTTATAAAAGGTCTTACAAATGCTCGTAATGAATTTATAAATCCTTTTTGAGTTCCTAGAGCTGTATCATGTGCCAGAAGCATTTTCTGTTCATCAAAATCTTTTTTTGCTTCAAACAATTTAATGTCTAAATCGACACCTTGTTTTTTCGCTTCTATTTGAAGTTTTAATTCTTCTGTCTTTTGTTTCTTTTCTTCTTTGTCCTTGAAGAAATCAACTATGCTAGGAACAGTTGAAGTAGCAAATCCTAATAGACTTCCTAATATTGTCAGCATTATATCCTTTTATAATTATTCACATCCACATTGATTTTCTGCTGTACATTTACAAGATGAACCGCAAGTACAATTTTCACAATTGCAATGTTCGTTATTACACATTTTTTCTCCTAATGTGAGGTTTTTATTTCTATAATATATAGTGAACTAAAAAGCCCACCAGTATAAAATACTGATGGGCACATCAAATTAAGTAATCGACTTGAATGTTTTTCCAATAGGAATTAAACGTGCTCGTTTTTCCTCCGGAATTACTTTTTCAAGTTCAACGATTAACATTCCGTTATTAAGGTCACAACCCTTTACAACAACATCATCTGAAAGAGTGAATGCCCTCTCAAAGGTTCTTTTGGCAATCCCACGATGAACATAATTAGCTTCATCATCTGTAGATTGCTTAGACCGAATTTGAAGAACGGATTCCTTTAATTCGACTTCAAGATCATCCTCTGAAAGACCAGCAACGGCCATTTCAATGAAGTACTTAAAATCTCCGTCTTTTCGGATATTGTATGGGGGAAACCCTTGATTGTTTGTAACGTGTTGCGTAGAGTTTCCTAGCAACCGATCAAACATTGAATCGAACCCTATTGAAAATCCTAGAGCTCTTTCTATATCCCCAAAGTTTGTGGGCATATGTGATGCGCGAAATTGTACCATAATTCCTCCTTATATAAGCGAGGTTTATAAAATATCAGTTCTCATTCGCGGAGCAACTGATTATGAATGAGACCACCACAATGATGCATCTCAATCGCGCCAACCCTCTCCTTTTAGAAGATGTTGACAACGATGCCTTAAAACTATCCAAATTAATTCAGTAAACGAATCTGCTGTATAAGTGCCAGATTCTTTTACTACCAACTTAAATTTTGTTTTCATTTCGTTTTCTTCAATTTCCCAATTTTGTTTCATAATAATAAAAGAAAGGGGCGAGGACACCAAAGGTTAACCAACACCCCTTTCAATTTTATTTTCATAATATATAATTCACTAACTATATTATATCATAGTTTTTGAATTTGTCAAGACTCTTTTCAGTTTCTTTTATAGATGCCCCAAAGAACCCAGACGGCAATTAGACCCATGAGTCCTTCACCACCTAAGGTCTTAACAAGACCTAAAATAGACCCAACAATATCAAGTCCAATAAAAGGTACCGATGCTGAACCGGGCCATAGAATTTGTAAAACCACACCAAGTGCAATTAACGCAATTCCGGCTTCAGTAAGACTTCGCATCCAACCTACTGCTTTTTCTAACATATCTTCTCCGTTAAAATGAAGTTAAAACCAGATATGCATACACCACGTATTACACACCTGTTGAACCAAAACCACCTTCTCTATCTGTTTTTTGAGTAGGGGCTTCATCAGTCTCATCCAATGTATATTTTTCACATCGAACTAGTTCTCCTTGACATATTCTATCTCCATTAAAAATCTTCACAGGTACGTTACTAAGACTAGTAACCAGTGCAAAAATGGGATCGACATAATCGCTGTCAATAACACCTTCACAATTTGCGAGATAAACTCCCTGTTTAAATGCCAGACCGGACCTCGAATGTAATCGAATAGAAAATCCGACTGGAATATCTGCGATAAGTCCAGTAGGAATCAACATTCTTTCCATATTATTAAGTTGAACAAACGTTCTATTACTATTTATATCAAATGATACCCTTCTTGGTAGTTTTTTATTTTGTACTGCTCCATAATATTCTATATCCATATCAGGGAGTATGTTTGCATATACATCAAAACATGCTGCTTCATTTGTTGCAAATGTAGGTAATTGTGCTCCTTCATTCAATTTAAAAAACTTTACTGACTCACAATGCATTGGAGATTTTGATAACGTGGTATTTGTATTATTGCTCGTCACCTTTTTGGTTTTCGCTTTGCTCATATTCTACTTTCTTATTTCCAATATTATATTTTGCAGTTAACATCCACTCATCTTTTTCTTTATATGAAAGGATTTTTAATTGATTTAGGGGTACAACTAATTCTGCCGATTCTTCTGAGGATACTAATTTTATTAACCCCCATTCAGCAAGTAAATTTGCTATAGTATTTCTTCTCGCTTGATCATTCTCTGAAAAATTTGTTGGTTTACCATCAAGGGCAAACAATTCTTTAAAATGTACAATAAAGTACCTACCTTGTTTATGTAATATATGACAAGATTGGTATAATGTCTTATCTTTCCTAGATGCTACACCTATTCTAGTAAGTGTTTCTCTAATCTTTAAAAAGTCATCAGGTTCTGCTAATGTACATTCTATCATATCTTCAATGTTTATCATTTCTTCTCCACTCCACCTTCTGTAAATTGATTTTTAATTTCTTCAATGTGTTTGTCAGAAAGTACTTCCAAAGCATCTTTTGCTTTTTCATTACCAAAACCAAAATACGTTTTGACTAATTCTAAATTTTCAATTTTATCTGGTTTTAACCATTTAGACCATCTGTTTCGTGGTCTGATATTATTTAGTAAATAGTCAAATTGGAGTTTCTTATCAAGGAAATGTAGCCTATTTACTTCATTTACTTGAAGAATTGTATCTTGAAAGAAGGATAATCCCCTATTAACAAGAAAAGGCATATAATCCTTCTCCGCAAAAGGGTCATTTTTCATGATATTTTCATGTTTATTAATAGCTTTAATATAATCAAAAGGTCCCATAATATTATTTATACTAAAAAGGAAGTGTAGATGTACTGCACCGTTGATACATCTCTTCATATTGTGACTTATCTAATTCAATTCCGATATATCCTCTATTCATTGCTCTTGCTACTAGTGGAACAACCCCTGAACCAGCAAACGGATCAACAACTAAATCATTCTCTTTTGAAAGATAACCTATTACTAATTTGACAAATTCTTCCGGCCAATCATGGTGAGATCCTATAGCACTTTTAATCATTTTATATACTAAAATATTTCTTAACCATTCACCTTTTCTTAAAATTGTTCCTTCGCGTGTGAAAATACACAAATGTAGATATGGAAAAATGTATTGATCTTTACTTTCAATATTATTTTTAACAACAATCTTATAATCCTTTAATATATAATTGAATTGTTCCATTTTGTTAATAAGATATGTATGTTTTGAAAATACTTTTCCTTTCATCTTTCTATCAGATTGACATAATACAATAAATCCTGTCTTTTTTGTTATTCTACAAAAATGTACAAGAGCACTATCTAAAAATTCAAGATATTGATTTTGATCTGCATCATATCCTAAATCGTTAATATCCGGCACACTTGTAAATAATAACTGTACCGAATCATTTTCAATATTAGGAAGAATATTGAAACAATCATCATTAATTAAGTTTTCCATATATAGTGTGGTTCCACATCATTAGAATCATAGATATTTGGATGTTTAAGCAATGCTCGTCTATACGGATTTAATGCTATGCCATAAGGTCTGTCATTATTCATCCATTCAGTTAATTTACATTTAGAAACTGTTCCTTCTCTTTTTATTATTTCTATCATTTCCTTAAATCGTTTAGACCGATCGGTAATACATTTTTCCTCAGAAACTATTTTATCAAAATAATCAAGCATTTGTTGCATTTCATTTTGATATATTAAATTTTCTCTAAGATGTTTTAGTCCTATGATTGCTTGCTCATTTCGTTGAT